CGGTTGCCATCTTCTATTTATGAGTTAATTCTGGTAAGAATTTTGCTTGTACCTGTATAATTGTTTAACATCTCTGTTTCCGCAGAACCCATGTTTGTGAATTGTCTTGTTTTTTGATAATCAGAAACCATTGTTTTCATATTAGTAAAAAATGTTTCATCATGCGTTCTTCTTGTATCAATAAAAGTAACTATATCTGAAATACCAGAATATAGTGTATTCGCCTGCGATAATGTTAGATTTGAAGTACCATTGGGTGTAACATCAATACTAACATTTATTGTATTAGAATAAGTCTGAATTGTGTTTGAGTAAACATTCATTTCGGGACGAGTAAACAAACTTGTTTGCGAACCATTGATAATTGATGTATTACTAATACCATCTGTTTGATATATTAAATAAACTAGAAGTTTACTAAAACCTTTAATTGTTTCTCTAAATGGTTTTGTTGAAGCAATACTAGAACCAGCTTCAGTAATGTAATCACCATATGATGTTACACCAGATATTCTGTCAGTATGGTCTTTAAAATTGGTTGCAGCTGTGTAAAGACTACTTGTTAAATTTTTAACATTTGCCATTACTGCAGCAACTCCAGTAACTCCATATGAAACATTTGAATTCATTGTGGAATACATCGCACTAGCAGTAACAGAAATAGTTGTTGATACTGCACCTAATGGATTCTGATAATATCCACTAACACTACTGTCTGATATATCTTGTGTTTGCCAATCTTCTATTATTGATGGTAAAGATTCTAAATGTTCTATTGTGTTAGCTGAATAGTCGGTTATATCACCATGTGGATCACTATAGTTGTATCCTAATTTTTGAAATAATGTTGCCATAATTAAGCGCTCATCATTGTGTTGGTTGTGAGTCCAGTTGGACCTTTTGGTGTTGGATGAATATGGAAGTCATATAAGATATCATTAATTAAATCTGCACCCAAAATTGAAGTTGATATACCGTTTGTTGCTAATCCAACATTAGTCTTTAAGAAGTTACCAACCGGCGCATTGACTGAACCCAATGCAGTTACAGAACCAACAATATTAATACATCCTGGTGTTGCAACTGGTGTTGCTGGAGTTGGAATACCCAAACTCAATCCACCAAGAGATGAAGTAAATCCGTATGGTCCAGCATAAACTCCCATGCCCGCATTAACTCTGGATTCAGCAGTAAGACTATCACATGTGATAGAGCCGCTAATATACAAATCTGAAACTAAGTCTAAACTTTGTCCAGATGACAATATTAATGAACCACCAAATTTTTCATTTGCACCAATATCAACATCAGCATCACCTTGGATTGAAATGTCTTTGACACCTCTTACATTCATCTTACCTTTAACTGCAAGATTATAGTCGCCATTAACCTCTTGGTTGAAATCGCCATCAACTTGCATATTACAGTTACCCTTAACTACAATATTGCAAGCACCAGTAACATAAACATTCTTTTTACCTATTGTGATATCAAAATTTTCACCAAACACTTTTACAACTTGGTCACCATTTGGATGCATTTCAATAAAGTTTTTTGATTTGCCGTGTTGTATGCAAACTCTTTCTCTGCCAGGAGTATCGTCTAATTGAATGGAGTGTCCAGATTCACCATCCCATGTTTGATTATGTGGATACAAAGGTGGATGGTCTGGATCCGCAGGCGAAGGCGGTTCGGTAAATAAATTTGTTGATGGGTTCGATGCTAAGGCTGCAGTTATTGTTGCATATGCCTTATCGTAATCACTATTTGTTGCCATAATATTTCCTAAGGAGTAGATTTCTTTAAAAAGTCTGGATCAGCAGGTACTTCTAATGCAGATGGAACAGAACCGGAATATGCAGTAATTGTCGCATTTGCAGCTGTAATATCTGATTCACTAACTGGTGCCAATAAACCTACTGTAGCAGAAGCAGCAATTCCAACTGATAATGCAACAACAGTTGTTGATGCTTTCAACAAATCACTAGCGGCACCAGCAGCTTCTTTTATTGCATCTGTCAGTTCCGTAAAATCTTTTCCAGAATCCGCAAATGGAACTTCGGCCGAAGCTTCTGCCCATGCATCAACAAAAGCACTCACTACACTTTTTAACAATTTTGTCAAACATTGTTGTAACAATGCAAGTAATTTTGCTGGTAAACTTAAAATCCATTGTATCAATGCTCTGATTTTAACTAATACGGCTAAAACATATTTTTGAAATTCAATAATTGGTGTAATATACAGTCTAATAAAAGTTTTAATTTCTTGCGCTGCTGCTTTTAGTCTATTAATGACTTGAGAAAAAGAGCCAGATGCATCACTAAACCCCATGAGCTGTTGTATCTTTCTAATACCTTCTCTAATCCATTTTGCAATTGCTTTTAAGAATTTTTTTAATCCAATAGATTTTACCAAATCATTTACGAAATCACAAGAATGTACTAAATTTTTATTTCTCGCTGCAATACTACCAGACACATCACCTCTAACCGCAGGTGTTGATGGATATGTTGGTCCACCAATAACTGGACCATCAGCTGCTGTTGATGGTAATATATTATCGCCAGTGCTTAATACTGGTTTCGGAATACTCATTTATTTTTCTCCAAATGATATAGTCTCAAAATGCCATCTAAAGACTCTCTATAGCAAGCATCCAATTCAGCATGTTTTTTATCCAAAACAATATCACTATGACAATGGCAATCAATGTCATCCAGTTTTTGTATAAACTCTTCTTTTGTTATCATACCAGCAAGATATTGTTTATGTGCTATAGTTGCTTTTGCCGTTAATGTATGTAAATCTTGTAATTGTTTGCTCATGTCACTTTCATTCCTGGTATCATACCCATCATTACAGGTTGTTGTGCATTTTCACCATCTAAGAAAAATCCAACAACCCATTCACCAACTTGTGGTGCAGAAAACATTCTTGTTGAATTAAGTGGATACATTGGATGTGCCCATGGCAAATTTTCTGTAGGTACTTTCAATTTGTTTGAACTATGCCAGCCAAATATTCTCACTTGGCATCTTCCAATTCCTAATGGATCGGCTCTGTTTTCGATTGCACCAACCCACCAAATAAATCCGTCTTTCCCGGCAAAATTTGTATTTTCCATTATCTGTATTTAGATTGTTGTAATGTAGGGTCTGAAGAAAGAATAACTCCGTTATTTGTAGAGTCTGAAGCTAACTCACAAAAAGTTTCGTGTTTTTTCGGACTAATAAGATGCCTTGTTGCAATAATTAAATATTTACCAGAAATAGAATCATCTTTCTTATCAGTTGGATCGGATTCAACGGCAAATGAATGTGCATCAACATTCAAAACAAAACCAGAACTCAATGAAAAATTACCAGGTAAAGTAATAGTCATCTTTTTTTGTAAAAGATTATAAAGAATAGCTTTTCTTTGAGGCACATACTTATGTGTATCATCAATCAACAACGATTTACTGGTGTCATTTGATTTTACATATTGTTGATAATTTCTATACAATTGAAATGGATACAAACTCACTTTTGAAAATGGCATTAGTCCTGGATCTTTTCCGTCTCTATTCGAAGAAGCATATGCGTTTGGACTATCATTTAAGTGTTTACCTTTATAATGATTTTTTATACCCAAATCTGTTTCAACCAATGTTCTGGTTAAAATATCAAAACCAATAAATCGATTTGAATAAAAACCATTTTTTGTGTTTTCTAAAACATCAAAAGATGTGCTTATGTTATAATCTCTCACACCAAAAAATTCTGTACCAACATTATCTGAGATATTTTTAGGTGAAAAATTTACTGTGAAGAGTGGTTCTATACCATATAACTTAGTCAATGATACAAAATTAAATCCATTTATATTCTCAAAAAATAAAAAATCAGCTAAGTTGTTTTCACTAACGGACCTTTTTATTAACCAATTCATTGCATCAATCGGCGACAACAAAGGCACAACAGAGTTGTGTATGCCTTTTGTCTTTTCAACGATTGCTATTTTTTTCTTTGGAACTTTTAAATAATTATTGATTATTGAAGAGGCAATATCAGAATAATTTCCTGTGTAGGCTTGAGAAATTTTTTGTTGTTCAGAATAAATCATTTCTTCAGAAACAAAATGCAAAACATATTTTTCAGTTGTTTGATTTACGCTTATTCTGTTAGTTTGTTTAAAAATTCTAAAAGTTCTTGTTATATTTGTTTGTTTATTATCAGATGGTTCTTTATCTTTAGAAATACTAACATCCAAATACTCACTACCATCCAATACAAGTCTTTTTGCCAATCCAATAGAATCCAATACAACAATACTACCAGACATACAAGGTGTTAAAATACTATCAAATATATTCAACTCTTCAAAAATAGAAGATACATCAAAAGGACCAGCTTTTGAATTTAAAGCTAATTTTTTTATTGTGAATTGAGTTGACTGTTTAATATTAATAGTCATTATCTAATTACTCTTCTAAACTCTTCTTCAACAGCATTAACAAGTTCTGGTTTTAAAAGTTTTATTTTTCTCTTAGATTCATTTAATTCCATTTCATAATCATAATATGATTGTGAATTTTTTGAAGTAGCAATAGTAATTACATATCCGTCTGGCAATGTAACAGTAGAAGAAGAATTAGCAATATTTGCATAAGTGTTTGCATCAACTTCTATTTTATTTACGGTAATTGTATTTGTTCTTATTGTCGTTCTTGTTTCTATTTTATAATACGCATGAGTGTGTGATTGGGCCCAATTTGTGCCAGATTGACCAGTGTTTGCATTTGTTTTATATTTTTCATCTATAAAACTAACAAGTGTTCTATAATCCATTGGCCAATCAAATTGTGGGTCCAAAATATCATTGAATAATAAAACAATCCAATGCCTTTCCGGATCATTGTATATTTTTGAAGCAATAATTTCTGGTGTATCACTATCTTGTATGTCATATTCATAACAAACAGCGGTATTATTTTTAAATTTCTCTTCGAAATTAAATCTCGTTGTTAAATTATTGACAACATCACCAGTTTTAGAATCTGTTGTATATAAAACTTTGGGAAAAAAATTAAAATATTTTGACATAATTAGTTATAAGCATCTTTCAAGTCTGCACTAGCTTGTATTTCCGATTGAGTTCTAAGTTCACTTGAACCTAAAGGTCTACTTGGTAAACCATTCATTGTATCTTCTTGATTGAAAGAAGCTTTAGTTTTAATTTCTGTTTCCATAAATTCTAATGATAATTGTATTGCAACTGGCATACCTGTACCACCTAATGTAGCTGATTGTCCTGGAACTTCATATGCCGAAAATCCACTAGGCGCATAATTTACATTCATTTGTTTTAAGACACAAATTCCAACTTTTGGAATATTTGGATTTTCTTTGCCATTGTAATAAAAAGAAAGATTAAACTCTGAAGGTGGAACTAAAAAGAAACCATTTGAAGAAGCTAATCCTTCTGGTGCTTGATGAAATCTCAACTCACTAATTATCTTTTGAACTTCTTTAGATTCAGCTTCTGTTCTTGGATAAAACATAAAATCAAATCTGAATGTTCTAAATTGTGGTTGTGTGTATAAAACTTCCATCATTGGATTTTGAACTAATCCAGTTGCTGCCGAAAATAAAACACCACTTAATTCACCACCAGCTATTTTTGCTGCAGCTTGTAAAGCAAAAGGTGTAAGATTCGAAACACCCTTTGTTATTTGTTCATCCCTAGAACCACCAGAACTCATTACATCAGCTACAGATTGACTAGCTGCAGCAGCACCGGTCGCTAAACCAGACAATGATGGATTACTATATTGTTGTTGCTGGTCAAAATTTAATGAATCAGGCATATAAAGATATACAACTGTACTTATTTGTTTTGTCGCTCTAACACCATCTCCTATGTTTTTTATTGCACCACTTATACTATTTTGCATAGCATCAACACCAGTACCAACAGCAGTACCATTTGTATCTGTTGACACACCTAATTTATTTAAATAATTAGAAGCAAAAGTAGTTGCTTGAGATGCCCATTGTTCTAGTGTTTGAGCGGCATTTGATATTGTACTTAAAACACCTCCAGCACCAGCACTACCCGGTCCAGTATCAAATCTTCTTGCAGCTGCGCCAACATTGATATCATTTTTAAATTGTGTTGATTTTTGTACATTGATGTTTATAACCAAATAATGACCTTTATCGTTTGCACCTAAATCTGCTGGGTACTTCAGATTTTTAAGGTCGTACTGACTCTGCATTAACTGAGCTAATGGTCCAGCAATTTCTGGTGGTCTTACACTAATGTCTGAAAGAAAGCTTAATAGTCCCGCCATTTATTGTCCTATAGGTTAACTAGATATATTTATCATACATATGGAGACTATTTATGTCATATAAAGGGTGGTTTACCCCAAAACATCGAAGCAAATATAAAGGCGACTCTGATAATGTTGTCTATCGTTCCTCATGGGAACTCAGAGTAATGAAATGGTTAGATGAGAATCCAAGTGTCATTTGGTGGGCATCTGAAGAACTAATTATCAAGTACAAGTCACCGCTGGACCAAAAAATACACAGATATTTTCCAGATTTTATCGTTAGATTGAAACAAAAGAATGGCGCAGAATCTACTGTGGTTATTGAGATAAAACCACACAAACAAACCATCAAGCCTGTGCAAAAAAGAAAAACCCAAAGATTTATACAAGAAGCGGCGACTTATGCAATCAACCAAGAAAAATGGCGGGCTGCAGACTTATTTTGTAAAGAACATGGTTGGCAATTCAAAGTGCTAACTGAAAAAGACATAGGCATTTGAGATAAATAGATAATGGCAAAACTAATCGACAG